GGGTCATTCGATGCACCCTATTTTCCTAGGCACCGCCCACGAAAGTTGTTTTGAATAAATAAAAGAAAACACACTTTGCCTAAGGATCGAAAAAACGAAACCGAACATCTTAGCATCTTTTTTTTAGTGTGCGCTATATTTTCTTTAACGTATTCTCATCATGGCGCTAATAAGCAGATCCGAAGCAGCACGCGCCCTAGGCGTGTCACCCGAAGCCGTATACGCAGCAGTGAAAAGCGGAAGATTATCGGTCAAGAAAGACTCATCTGGCAAGCCTGTTGTGGATAGCGAAACAATGCGAGAGGAGTGGGCCAGGAACACTCAAACCAGAATTGGTATCGGGCCAAAGGCCGCTGGGCAGGGTAAAGAAAAGAAGCCTTTGCGCAGCCGCGAGGAGAGAATGGCCGCTGACAGTAACCAGCCAAGGATCAGTAAGACCCAGGAGTCGATTCCCGACTATGACGAGTCTCGCGCCCGTACTGAGCACTTAAAAGCAGAGTTACTTGAACTGGACCGACAGCAAAAAGAAGGACTCTTGGTCAAAGCGGAGGACATTGCACTGGAGTGGTCGGAAATTATCACTCGTGCAAGAACGAAGCTATTAGGTATACCAACCAAGGCAAAACAGCGAATACCGGACTTAGACACAGACGCTATTGGTGTTTTAGATGATATTGTGCGCGAAGCCCTAGAAGATCTAGCTGTTGACAGCGAATAACGTAGAAAAACTAAGAAAGTCAGCCGCTTTAGCGTTTAAACCGCCAAAGAAGATGACCTTAAGCGAGTGGGCGGACTCTTATGCTTACTTAAGCGCAGAATCAAGTGCAGAAGGCGGTAGATGGCACACGCTGCCCTATCAGAAGGGAATAATGGATGCGATCACAAATCCGAAAATCGAGCAGATCAGTGTGATGAAAAGTGCCCGTGTCGGGTACAGCAAAATCCTTAATCACGTCGCGGCTTTCCATATTCACCAGGATCCGTGTCCGATCATGATCGTGCAGCCCACGATTGAGGATGCACAGGGCTATTCCAAGGAAGAAATCGCGCCGATGTTGCGTGACACGCCCTGCCTTAAAGGCGTAGTGAGCGAGGCCAAATCAAAAGACGGAGCCAACACGATCTTGCAGAAGCAGTTCCCTGGGGGGAGCCTGAGCCTGGTAGGCGCAAACAGCCCCAGAGGGTTCAGGCGTGTCAGTCGTCGCGTGGTGCTGTTTGATGAGGTTGATGGCTATCCACCTTCAGCTGGCACCGAGGGAGACCAGATCAAGCTTGGGATTAGGCGTACTGAGTATTACTGGAACAGGAAGATCGTGGCGGGGTCAACGCCAACGGTTAAAGACTTCAGCCGTGTGGAACGAATGTTTCTGCAGGGTGATCAGAGGCGCTATTTCGTGCCATGCCCTGACTGCGGCCACATGCAGTACTTGAAATGGGCAAATATGAAGTGGCACGACAACGACCCCGATACAGCTAGTTACTGCTGCGAAAGCTGTGGCGTATGGATTCCAGCAGCGAAGAAGCGTTGGATGGTTGAACGCGGTGAGTGGCGGCCCACCGCGCCTGGTAATGGTAAGCATGTTTCGTTTCATATTTGGGCGGCGTATAGCTACAGCCCTAATGCGAGCTGGTCAACGCTGGTTGAGGAGTTTCTTGATGCGAAGAACGACGCGGAGCAGCTAAAGACATTCGTGAACACTGTCCTCGGCGAGACCTGGGAAGACGAATATGCGTCGAAGGTGGGCGCAGATGCTCTCAGCGAACGCTCGGCTGACGAGAGGTACAAGCAGGGCGTGGTGCCTGCAGAGGCATTGCTGCTCACTGTTGGCTGTGATACGCAGGATGATCGCTTGTCGCTCAGTGTTTGGGGATGGGGCCGCGAGGAACAGGGTTGGTTGATTGACAGAGTAAAAATTTACGGTGATCCGTCTCGTAAAGATGTGTGGAAGCAGTTGGATGAGATCGTGCAAACTCCTTACAAGTCCGAAGATGGTCGTGAGTTGAAGCCAATGGTGGTAGCCATCGACAGCGGCGGCCACCACACCAGCGAGGTGTATCAGTATGCAAGGGAGCGGCAGAGCTTGGGCGTTGTTGCGATCAAGGGCATGTCAACCAAGAACAAGCCGCCAATTGGCAAGGCAAGCAAGGTTGACCTGAATGCGCAGGGCAAGACCCTCAAGAAAGGAGCACAGGTGTTCCCGGTGGGATCGGACACGATTAAGTCATTATTATTCGGCAGGCTGAAGCACAACGATGTCGGCCCAGGGTATTTGCATTTTTATCCAACAGTCGATAAAGATTATTTTGAGGAATTAACTGCAGAGAAGCAGGTGCTCAGATTCAGGAACGGATTCCCTGAGCGAATTTGGGTTAAAAAGAGCAGTGCAAGAAACGAAGCATTGGATGAGCTTGTTTACGCTTACGCAGCGTTAAATCGCGTGTATCAAATCAAAGATCGTCGAACGCTATGGGATCAGATGGAAAAGTCACCCGAAGAACGAAAAGAGTCAAAACGTACAGCTTCGGCAGCGCGGACCCAGAAAAGTTTCGTTAATCAGTGGTAAGAGTTAGACTGCTCAATATCAAGTGACTTTTTGTAGATGGCAATCCCTCCATCCATAACAAGCGGCGTGGATGCGGTATGGGTTGATGCCGAGACTGTTGACGTGTTTGGAGAGTCCGTTACTAGCGGAACCCACTCTCTTGTGTATTATTTTCGCTTAAATACCCAGTCTGAGGGTGTAACGGCAACAGCTGTTGCGTATCAGAGTGGGTGGAAAACAACTTTAACCTCTGCCGTTAGCGGCTTGATGCTGGCGGATCCCAGTTGGTTCTTTCAGGCAGTTCTGACGAAAGCAAGCGACAGCACTGTTCAGGAGTACAGCCGAGGTCAGATTGAGGTACGCCCGTCCTTGGCTTATACAGGTACGCCTGGAGCATTTGATGGAAGGACTCAGGCGCAAAAAGATCTTGACGCGGTAAAAGCAGCAATTAGGTCCATCGTCTCTGGCGGAGCTGTTTCCGAGTACAAAATTGGAAGTAGAAATTTAAAGCGATATGACCTTTCAGAATTACTGGAACTTGAATCAAGATTGAAGTCTATTGTGGCTAAGGAGAATAAAGCCAAACTTATTGCCTCCGGGCTTGGTGATCCACATAATCTCTACGTTCGGTTTAACGGAAGCTGATGGGACTTCGCACACGATTTCTAAGAACGCTTGGTCTGCAGCGCGTGCCACGCGAGCAGCCTCGCCGTCGTCGCAGCTATGCGGGTGCGATTGTTTCGCGTCTCACAAGCGACTGGATGAGCACCCAGGCAAGTGCTGACGCTGAGATTCGCACAAGTATCAAGAAATTGCGGGACAGATCCCGTGAAATGGTGCGGAATAATCCGTATGCAAAGCAGGCAAAGCGCACCACTCAGGTCAACGTTGTTGGCAGTGGTATCAAGCTTCAGTCTCAGGTTCAGCAGGTTCGAGGGCGCAAGCCTAGTGAAGCGATTAATCGCCTCATTGAAGAGAAGTGGCATTTATGGACCCGTGCCCAGTATTGCGACGTTGCCGGTCGGCACAGCTTCCACATGATGGAATGGCTGGCAACAGGAGCATTGCCGGAGTCAGGGGAAGCGTTATTCCGCATTATCCGTCGCCCGTTTGGTGGTAGCAGGGTGCCATTGGCCCTTGAGATGATTGAGTCGGATGTGCTCGACGAGGAGTATCAAGGTCCAACGCTTGCGAAGCTCAACGAGTGGAGGATGGGTGTTGAGATTAACGAGTGGGGTCGTCCTGTTCGTTATGCGTTTTTAACTCGTCATCCTGGTGACTACTGGTTTCAAAATGCACCGCAAAAAGGAGACAAGCATGTTTTTCTGCCTGCAGCGGATGTAATTCATCTGTTTCTTCCAGAGCGTCCGCAACAGCATCGCGGTGTGCCGTGGTTCCATTCAGTGATGGCCGATGCTCATCAACTGCAGGGCTATGAGGAAGCCGCTGTGATTCGCGCCCGTGCTGGTGCTTCTGTGATGGGATTTGTCACAAGTCCAGAGGGTGAGCTTGAAGGTGATGATGTT